GTTTTCCCCATTACCCGCATCTTGTATTCTTCTTAACCGCCAATATACAAAAGTGTAATACGGATCGCCAACTGACCCTTGATCCGGGGTAGGCCAAATATTTATTTGTGGATACTTAATACCCGTTACAGGGTAGGTTGCGCCTGATTGCCTATTGATCCAAACTTGTATAGGTCTACCGGTGGCATTTTTGTTAGGTATCGTTGCATAAGTTGATTCTGATATCCGATTAATATTAATATCAGTTTGGTTTTGGCCCGAACCTGTGCGAGTAACTTGGTCTAATAAATCCACAGTGTCCACTGGTAAATCGTATGTAATCTGTCCGGGGTATAGGGGAATAGTACCCTCTTCGATTGTCCAAAGATTTATGCCACGGTTGGCAAGTTCCGTAAAGAGTAAGTTTAAAGACCGTCTAGCAGTACGCAAATCATAGCCGCTGCGAAGTTCTTGCCCCCCGAGTCGCTCATAAGCTTCTTCCACAATTTCTACTATGGAAAGGTTGAACGTACTGGTTCCAGAAGTTGTCATTATTTAGCCTTTTTCTTTGTGCGTCCGCCTTTTTTAAAAAGCTCGACATCTTGTGGTTTGTCTTTACGCTTAATGGTTTTCTTACCGGGCATTTTGTCCGGGTTGATATCCCCCATCCCTCTACTAGAAATCATTCAAAAATACCTTTCTTAACTTTAGGTTTCTTAGCAGCTGCCACAGCTTCCAGCACTTCATTTACTACTGGTTTGTTGCTGTGGGGTGCTACACCTTTTGCTGGTATGCCTTTAGCCGGGATCATACAAATTTACCTTTTGTGTGACCTTTTTTAACACAACCGTCTGCACGAGTTACGCCACCTTTAGCCATTTTAGTGCAGCATTTGCCGCCTTTCTTCATTTTCTTTTCCATTTCTTCACCTTTAGCATATTGCTCTGGGGAGATTTTACCGGACTTAATAGCCTTGGCTTCTTTTAGCTCTTCAGCTTTAGTGTCTTTACCTTTAAACAGTTTTTTTAAATTGGCCACGTTGCCTCCTGATTTGAATTTTTTACCTTTATCAGCAGCGTTAAACTCTTTAGCTACGCTTACTGGAATACCTGCTTTCTTAGCGAACTCTGGGTTGTGAGCCGCGGCTTGCATGAAATTTTTCTGAGCTTTTGACTTACTGGGCATTCTACGCCTCTTCATCTCTTTTCGTAAATTACAATTAGCACACAGTAGTTGCAAATACCCTTGTGGCCAGTTTTTCTTACGTAATTGGGAGTACATTTTACTGCCGCCCTTGTGCCCGTTTGTCTTGCGCTCTAAGTGCCCATCATCGTTAATGTGGTCTAGCACCAGTACATCAGGGTCTTTCTCACCACAGAACTTACATTTACCACCGTAAGCCTTAATCATTTCTAACTTTAGCTGGAGTCTGTAGGCTCTATCTTTCTTCCTACGCCGCTCCATGGCCGTATGTGGCATTTACCTAAAGTGCTGCAAAGCCCAACTAATCAACCCACCAAATGAAGCTGCCGCTCCACCCACCATGACTAATGTTCGCCACCCGCCTTTAGCTTCAGATAACGTAGACTCGATGGCAGCAAGACTCTTTTTAATCTCTGCCATCTCTTTAACCATTCTATCCATGTCATCTTGCAAGTGCTTAATCTCCACATCGTGGGCAGCCACATCTCTAATCATTTCAATTTGTTCGTTCATTTGCAGTTCCACCTTTTCAATGAGGCCGCTTTGCGGGTTGGCTTACCGTTTTCATCTTTCATAGGACCCGGAACTGCTGCCATTCTGGCACAAAACGATTTACGTCTAGCCGCGTCTTTTTTAGACTTAGGGTGTGGAGCTGGAGCTTTTAACTTAGATCCTGTAGCTTTATTGTACTTAGCTCTGCCTTTCGCAGTTAACCCAGCGCCTTTTTCTACAGGAAGCTTTTCGCCCCTACCTACCGCTAATGAAGGATTTTTAGCCATAATCACTCACCCATGTTCTAGTCGTAGTTACTTCATGTGTTGCTTCGTTTACCCATGATTCGCATATCCATATGCTGCCAGCGCTATCCCTATCAAAAACAAAACCTGTTTTAGTCATGGGCCTTAATGGTTACATAACCCGCAGTTACACCGACACCAGCAGTCGTAACAATCGCTCTAGTAAGCTGTGAGTTAATATCTGTCACAGTCAATTGAACCGTGCTACTTGCAACCGCAGTTAGTGGTGTACCGATCGAATACCAAGTAGTTCCGTTGTCATCGGAACCTTGCAACTGTAAAGCTGGAGCAGTCGTAGTAACAGCACCGATATTAATAACCAATTGAACTCTGTTGCCGCAGTCCGCTGAAATTAGTGAAGGTGTAGTGCTGCCTAGTGTAGTAAGCACAATTGTGCGATCAATAAGTTGTCTAACAGGCATAGCTGGGTAAGAAGACTGCAACCTGTTGACAGCCCGTGTAAATGATGGAGTTGTGCCACCCACAGTCTGAACATATCGAACCCTGTTACCTACTAATGGAATGGTAGGGCTTCTGTACATACCGACAGCTGTAATTCTTGGGAAATCGTAAACTTTATACCAGTTAGTACCCGAATCATCCGATTCTTCAATACTCACATCAAGCGTAGGGCTAGTACCCGTTACAGCAGTTACAGGGATATTTACTTCGTATGTTATACCATAAGTCGGTGTGAACGCCGCTGTTGTAGTAGTCGTTGTTAAAGCCGCAGAGGTTACGTCAGCAATGGGAGTTGGTGTGTTTAAGTTAGCCGCGTTGACGATAGATACAGTAGTTACAGCAGTTACAGTAGCTAGTGTTTGCGATGCTGCTAGCGATACGTTTAATGGGTTTTGCTGGCCTGTCGATCTAAGCCCTTCGATAAATACTGGCAAGTTAGGGAAGTTTTCGACAGAAACATGGCCCAATGTAAATGTTGTGCTAGAAGCAGGAGCAGTTGAACCGTTAAAGTTCCACAACCATACATACATTTCAGACGCTTGGTCAGGTATGTTTTCATATCGTGATGCTCTTGTAGTCACGCTCGGAGACGTTGAAGAAGCTCTTAATGCGTCAGACCAAAATACCTCGCGACCTGTCAGCTCTACTTGCACTAACGCGCCCGGAGAGGCTGTTGTATTGATGGTAGCCGTTGTATCACCTGTCGCCCAACCATTTCTTTGAGCATCTACAGCTAATGCGGTTGCAGTAGCACCAGTCACTAAGTTTCTAACATAGTTACGACCAAAAAGCGTACAGGTGCCTGTACCAGTTGCTGGCCAACCTGCCACGGTAAACGTGATCGAAGTACCTGTTACAACTGAAGCAATCGCATAACGCCCCGGAATACCTGCCGCGCCTGTGATACCAGCGATATTAACGAATTGACCAACGTTAGTTGCATCAAACGTATTACCCGGCACAGCTACAGTAACGCTTGTCGCGCTGTTAATTGTATATGTTAAGTTTTCACCAACCAGATCGCCCAGCATCACAGCGAAGTTGCTGTTGACAATACGCTGAGACGCAATAATACTAAAGCGCATACGCATAGCGCCTTCAAAGGATGCTACTGATCGTGCCAAAAATTCAGCATTGGTTGTGGTGCCGGACACAACAGATAAAGAACCAGCGGCTTGAGAATACGATACACCAGTACCGACTTTAGGTGTTTGAACAAAAAAGCTGTCCAGAACACTCGCCCCTACCGCACTAAAACCAGCTGAGGCTGTATTTTCACCTACAACACGAACAGTGCTGGCTGATACGTCAAACGCAGGGGGAGTGGTTATAAGAGAAGATGTTTTGTTGTTGATCGCTGAAAGCGTAGTTTCAGTCGCCGCACCACTAGGTAACGGTAATGCCGCAGCAGAAATAGGCTGAGTTACACCAGAACCGTCTACGGGAGTTCTACCACTTACTAATGCAGGAACTTTACCGTCTATGCTTGATAATGAGCTATTACCGGTTGTTTGTAATGCAGATGTAGATGCGCCTGTTGGTAATGGAGACGTAGCAGGATCGTAAGGACGAGGGTTTGCCCCAACAGTATATACGGCACCTGTAGGAACACGGTATGCCCCCATAGCGCCACCAGCGCCGTCATCGCGGTAAACAAACACTACACCAGTATCGTCAGTGTAAAGAATGTCGGCAAAACCACCACCGCCACCACCGCCAGAAGCTACGTAAGGCTCTCCAGTATTAGGGTTAACCAGCGTAACAAACGCAGCATTATATTTAGCCTTCCATGCGGAAGACCGACCTGTAAAAAAATCGACCAATGGCGCAAACATGCTACCTCCTGTGTTATTAAACGGGGGCCGAAACCCCCGAGGCTAATTAAGCTGTATACGCGCCGTTAGTTGGGACGTAGTAGATCAACTTACCAGAGATAGCACCGCCAGTAGCAGCAGAAGCACCAGCACGACCAGTGATATACACCATTTCAGAAGCAGACATTACAGCGCCTAAACCTGCGCCCGGTACAGTTGCAGTGGCCCAAGTGATTACTTGTTTGCCAAGGTCAGCATCAGCTTCGTTTAATAAGCCTTCTGGAGTTGCAGTGCCTGAAGTATACAGCGTGTAACCCATATCAAATGTTGGGTTAGTACCACCAGTACCAGCAGAGTTCACTTGGATCTCAGTAATAACCGCGCCGATAGGCAGGATTACGTTGTTGGTATCAGTAGAAGATTTTTGAACTTTGGTGCCGTTAGCAGCAGTGGCAGACAGATAGAAATCTGCAACCATTAACATTGAACCTGCATATGCAGTTTTAGTCGCATCACCGCCGCCTGAGCGCCAGATCGCTTGAGTAGTAGATGTAGCCATATTAGCCTCGCACTTGTGTCATACCGTCTTGTGCAGTGTCCTCTAGGTAGGTCGGTATGAGAATAAAAATAAGCCCTAGTCGCGGCCCGATATTAACAGTTAAGTTGTTATGGTGCAAGATATTATTTTTCTTTTCTAAACACCTTTTGCCCTTCCCCAGACTTCCAAAATTCTTTCATCTGCTTACGCTTACTCTCAGCTCTTTCAGCAGCACCACATTCAGGGCAACCTCTACCTTTACGAAATTGAGCGGCATATTGTGAAAACTCCCCGTGGTTAGGACATACGCATCTTTCAATACGATTCAACGCGCCTGTATATAGGGCATTTGAAAAATCATATTTGTCTTTAGCTTCTTGTGGGAATTTTGCTAGCACGTCATCAAATGGTTTTGGGGCTTGTTTAGCTGCATTACGCTTCATAGTTTCGCGGGCTTTTTCTAACCCTTCTGGTGTGTAAACTCTTAGCGCTTTTTTAACACCACGTTGGGTATCACCTATTTTCTTACGTGTTTCTTCTGATACCGTTTTTCCGTAGCGGTAATGATTTGATCCACCATGTTTACCTTTACGCTTTACACTAATTAGTAGCTTTGTTTCGTCATTATGTTTTTTACCTAACCTAGGATGTTCATATTTGCCAGACGCGTAGCCTGATTTTAAACTGTTTGATATTTTTTCTCGTACTTCTAATTGTGTTGCCGATGAAATCACAGTAGATAGCGCGGTGTTATAGCAATGATCTTGTCCAGCATTTTGCTGTAGATATATATCCTCTACGATTAACAACTTATCGTCGAAAACTTCTTCTACTATTTCAAATTCAAACGCGTCTTCCCCATACTGATTCCACGCTTCTTGCAGTCTTTTACAATGATGTGTATTACTTTTTAATGACGACCAATGTTCCCAACGTCTACGCTTCCATTTTACAGCGCTACCAACATAGAATTGATCGGTTAATACATTATTTATTTTGTATATAACACCCATAATATAAATCTCGATAAAGTTAGTGTTTTATAAGTATATCATTCTCTAGCCTTATGTCAATAAAAGAAAAAAAGGGAGCCGAAGCCCCCTTAATCTTGTTATTTTTCAATAACTTACTAAGCCCCAGCGCTTCCGTACATACCAAGCGGATCCGAAAAACCAAAGCTGTAGCGTTCTCTTGCCTTGTATCGTACGTTTCCTGTTTCAAAATCACCATCGAAATCTTGTTTCAGTGGAGCACGAACAAAGTGTTTCATACCATTTGGCACGTCAGTGGTCAAGAACCAAGCATTGCTATCAGTCAAGAAGTGGTTGATTGCATAACCTTCTGGGATAGAACCGTTGTTTTTGATAGCGTTAATATCGTTATCAGTTGTGCCAACACGCAGTTCGGTTTCCAACAAGCGGGTTGCAACGAATTGCAGTGCTGGTGGAACAATCAGTTTTTTAGGTTTAGCAGCAATCAACAAACCGCGCTCGTCAGTCCATGCAGCAATTTGAATTACAGCATTTTCCAAAGAGGTTTCGTTCAAGTCAGCAGCAGTGCTAGGAATGTTACTGTTTGTACCACCGTTAACTAATGGATGAGCATTAGAAAACAGAGGTTGGTTATCGCCACCTAAGTAGCTAGAGCTGAAACCGTTGTTTAAAACAGCAGCACCTTTAACTTGTTTGGTGTAAGCCATAGCACGAGCCAGCGCTTTTGTATAACGAGCTGAGAGGCTGTCGTACAAATTGTCTTCAATTGCCTCCTCTGTCAAACTAAAACCCAAAGCAATGGTTTCGTGGTTGTAGCGAGCAGTCCAAGCTTCTTGTGCGTTGTCATAACGAATGGCAGAACCCTCGTTTTTAACAGGAGCAGCAGAGAAACCAGACAGTTTTGTTTCTTCTTCAAAAGAACGCTCAGAGGTTTCAATTTCATAGATCTCTTTATGTTCTTCACCGTAGCGAGCATATTCCAAACCGAACAAAGCGTTCAAGCCCGGCAGCAACTCTTTTAATAACTGTGCGCGTGAAATTGCCATGAGTTAACTCCTTATAGGCCAGTAGCGTTGTTGTAAGAATGGAAACCTTGGTTGAACTTAACGATCAACTCAACATAACCACTAGAAGTTGCTGATTCAGCTACGAAATCAACGATACGGAAAGCCGCAGCAGTTGAAGTAGTACCAGCAACGTAAACGCCGTAAGCAGAATCACCAGTGTTGGTGTTACCTGTGTTCAATACCAATTGAGCGTTACCACCCAATACAGCTTGAGCAACAGCAACTGGAGTTAAACCATCGCCGTCAACAGTAGAACCAACAGATACCACTTGGAACAGAGTATCAGGATCATCAGCAACAATAGCCATTGCATCAGTTACGCCAGAAGAGTAGCCGGGCCAGTATTGAGCAAACAATTTTTGTTTGGTTACAGGGTTAGTATAAGTACAACCTAAGAACACACCAACAACACCCGGTACAGCTGTGCTTTCTGTATCCAAAGTGGTTTTGATGATTGTGCCATTAGTTGCATCAATCTGTACTACGTCACCATAGAACATTGCGGTGTTGTAGCTAACAGTAGAAGTAGTGATCGCAATGTTGCGGGTAGAACCAGCAAACACCTGACCGCCGATCAAGTTGATCGGTTTCAAGCCGTAAGGCTTTGAAACTGTAGGATAAGCCATATTGACCTCGTTAAATTAAATTAGTTTCCAGTACCAAAACTTGTCGAAGATTTACGCTCATTAAATAAAGGCATTCTCGAGTCATTTTGGCGCATCAAATTGTTATCTACTGCTTCAGTCTGCTGTTGAGTTTGATTTTGGTAATATGCATTACGTTGTTCAATGAATTCAACAGGAGTTTTGCAAAGTAACAATCCGCCGATTTCGATATTGTCTTTAAAACGACTATCTGGATCGACTAACAGTTGGAATTTAGGTTGCTCGCTCAACTTAACGGGTTCCCAGCCTTCACGTATTTTGGACGAGAGGTTTCTAGGATCAGCGTTGTTCAGTGTTGAGACACGAACCCATCTATAGGCAAACCCAGCCTCTTTGTCAGGCTCAGGGAGCAATTCTGCTGGCATCCACTGCTTAGGACGTTCAGTCAGTGCTCTGGTTTCAAGTTCACGAGTTAATCTATTTTGTGCAGTCATTATCTATTCTCCAATTTTAAAACTTCTTTTGCGTAAATTTCAGGGCTAAGGCCCAGTTTCTTTGCTAGCTGGACTTGACTCTGACTAAGTTTTATCTTGTTTGAAGATGTGCTGCGTGTGGCCGGAGCAACTACCGTTTTAGGTTTAGTCGCCTTTGGCTGTTCTCCAAAATACTCGCCAAACATTTTGTGCACTGTCTTGTCCAACGCACTGTAGTATTCATCTGAGTCAACCGTATATCCTTTTTCCACCAAGTCCAGATGTACACCGTATGCGGCGGATGTCATCACTCTATCTTGGCCATACCACGGATTGCGTTCCGCCCATGCTATCGTTTTTGGACTTAGCTGAGGGGTTTGTGGTTGTTGGGATTGCGGTTGTTCGTGATATTGTTGTACAACATCTTCTGATGGTTGTAAAGTAGTTTCTTTTAAGTTACTCGCTCTGATGTGTTTTAGCTGTGCTAAATTCAATCTTTCTTGAGCTTCAATTACACCGTCTGTATCACCTGCCTCATAGGCTTCTTTATAAGCACGTTTAGCTGACTCTACTTCATATTGCGCTGCTTGTTGGGCTGTTGAGATGTATTCTTTCTCGCCCGTTGTGTAAGCAGAACGTAACTTTTGGTTTTCATCATATAGACGTTTAGCTAAAGCCACAGCTTCTTGCTGTTCTCTATGGGCTTGTTCCTTAGCACGGCGTTCGTCATGCCATACTTTCTTTAACTGCTTTAACTTTTCTTTAGCTGCCGCATCGTATTCTTCAAGCTCGTCTTGTTCTAAGTCTTGTACGATCTCTTTAGGCATTGGTTGACGGCCACGGTCTTCTTCCGGGGTATCGTCTTCGATTTCAATCTCGATTTCAGGGGTCGAATCTTCAACCTCTATCTCATCGGGAAACTTAAATTCTTCTTGTGCATATGCCATACATTACTCCTTATTTTCGAGAAATGCCGCGTGGATCATCCACTACAGCTTCTACTGTATCGTCATTGATTAGTCTGAATTCACGGCCATGGATCAACAACCTAGAACCAGAGTTAGGTCTAACTAAAACAAAGTCGCCTTTTTTACACCAAGGGCCGCTAGGGAACTTAGCCTCGTCTTTATAGCAATCAGGACCTAGATCTACTACAAACAATACAGTGGTTAGAACTTCCTCATTTTTCAGAGTAATGTCTGCTTTTAACAGCCCACTATCGAATTCCTTTTCTGCTTCAGGGATTGCACACAGGATGTGATAACCTGATGGTTTAGGTAGCTGGCTTGCTTTTTCTTCGTTGCTCGCACCAAGATCAACAGCACCAACTACTTGCGGTTTATTGGGGTTTGAGCCAATAAGTATCTTACTCGTCATCCGAGTTCTCCATTCGCTTTTTAAGGTCTTTTGCTATATCTCGTGCGATGAGAAGACCTCGAACCTCACCACAGAGTCTTTTGTATTCGTCAAAAGAGTTGGGGCGACCTGAGCAGATCGCCTCTTGTATAGAACTAACTTGGTCATTAATTTCTTTAACCAATACGTCAAATGCGTCCATTATTCACCTTTTGTCGGTTTGTTTTGTTGAGCCCTTTCAGCTTGCGCCACTTGGTGCGATAAGCTTGATTTATGCTTGTTACTGTCGTGCTCCATTTGAGAAGCCGCTCTAACAGCGTCCATACCCATTTTCATATTATTGCTACGCTTCTGCTCAGTGAGTTGAGCTGCGCTTTTCAGAGCATCCACTTTAAGTCTCGCCGCTTCGCCATCACGTTTAGCTTTTAAATCGCCAGCGGCTTTGAGTGCGGTTACTTTAGCTTGTTGGGCAGCTGTTTGTTGCTGTGCCACAATCCGTTGTTTTTCAACTTCGATCTGAGCCATCTTAAGCTGCGCATCCATCTGATCTTTCTGAGCTTTGCGTTGTTGCTCTTGCGCTTTAAGTTGTAACTCTTGCATCTGCATCTGAACCATTGGGTCTTGCATCTGCTGTTGGGCTTGGGCTTGTGCCACTTCAGTTTGGTTCTTCTGTAGCAGCTGTTGAGCTGCCTGAGCCAGCAATGGTGCTAACTGCGCTTCAATTTGTGGATCCATATGTGCATCTTCACCAGACTCATCTTTCTGTGGTGGTAATGCAAATCCTAATTGCTGTTCGATCTGTTTACGGTATTCAAACCCTAAATGCTCTGCGATATGTGCTTGAGCTGCCGCTGCGATTTGTTGTGCCGCTGGGTTCCCTTGTAACAGTTGTTGAATCTTAGGATCCTGCATAGCTGCCATGTGCACTTGAATATGGGCTTGATGGTCTTGCGTTAAGAACGCTTTAACAGGTTTCATCGCCAATACATTTTGGTTTTCTGTAATCGGATCGCATGGTTTCATGTCGTCCATCATAGGCACTAGCTTTGCTGCATCATGAACACCCAATACGTCCAACATCTGTCTATGCAACAACGGCATGTTGTAAATTTGTGGGTTAGACTGCGCTAATTGAAGCACCGCTTGGTACTGAACGATCTTTTGCGCCATAGTTGAGGCGTTAGGATCTGATACTGGGATGACATCTGCTTTGCTATAGTCTGATTTCTTAGCTTTTCTATCCCCAACTTCAGGGTCATAGCTATAATCTTCAGGTGTATAGTCCGCAATAATGCCCTTCAACAAGCCTAATTCCTGCTTCATCGAGTAATACACACGAGATTGGATCGCAGACTGGGCTTTATAGTTACGTTCTAAGATCGCTAACGTGGTTCCCACAGGGGCTTGACCAGACATATCAGAAATCTGCAGATCACCGGCATTAGCGAAGCGTCTACCTTCTTCTACGATCTGACCCAACAGCGCCATAAGGGTTTGGCTAGGCTCTTTGTACGGTAATGGGAGTAAATTATCTCTAATAGCCCCTGATGGTACATCAACATCCCGCCATTCGCCCGGAGCTATAGGGGTATCGTCACCTTTGACTCGCAAACCTCTGGTTTTAAAACCGCCGGGGAGGTTTGATAGGGTACCTGCGTCGACAAGTTGGCGAATAAGAGAAGTACTGGACTTAGCGAAAGCACCAACAAGATGAATAAGGCCAAAACAGTAGAAGCCAAAGCCCGGAACATAGCCATAATGTACGAAATGTTGTCTTTTTTGGTACAGTTCATCATCTGGCTCCCAATTTCTACGGATTGCAAGGATTGTGCTGGTGCCTTTTTCGATTGTTACGACGTATGGTAGGGCAATACCAGTCTTTTCACCGTCTTCTTCATGCTCAAAACCCGGCAAATCAAGGTCAACATGCATCTCGAGGATCTTATAACGGTCATCTGAAGTCGCTCTAAAGCCCATTTTCTCGGCAATTTTCTTCTCAACTTCGTCTAATGAGTCATTAGGCTCATCTAACTCAACATCTAAATAGAACCCTGCAACCTGTAAGCGTCTTAACTCGTTCTCTGTCTTGCGCATTACATGAGTAATACGACCTGCATCCTCTAAATCAGAGGCGCCATAGGGCACAACAAGGTCTTCAGCAGGTACATACATCGACACTTGACGGTTTTTATGCGGATCAAAGTATACTTTTTTAAACGCATTACCTGACATCCCCAGACCCCACAGCATTTTCTCGTGCTCAGGGCGGTATTCTGACATCACATCCATTAACTGAAAGTTCATATCCTCTTGGACACGCTCAGCCGCTTCTTTTTTATCAGGTGTTTCTTTACCGATAATTTGTGTTCTGACAGGACCAGACGCAGGGAACGTAGACTGCATAGTCTCCGCTTGGAATTTAACCAAAGCTTCTGTTAATAGGGGGTGATATACACCACATGCACCTTCCCAAGGCTCCGATCTTTCCTCAATCTTCATACCCAACAGCTCAATACCGTCGACATATGTTTGAATCCAGTCTTTTCTTGAGGCAATATCGTCCTCAAAGTCGCCAATCAAGTCACTAGCTAATGTCGCCAGTTCTTGGTCGGATAAGTATTCAGCTAAGTTATCTTCAAATGTATCGTCTTCTTCATCTGGCATGAGGTCAATTTCCGTACCACCGACAGTCATCGTGACGTCATCCGGGTTTTCAATCTCAATCTCAAGATCAGGTTCTGTGTTAGGTATAGCAGCTATACCTTCTGGTGCTGCATAAAGACTTTTTTCAATTGACATGTCGGGTAATCCTGTGAGTTATTTGTACTCTAATAATAAGCTACTTTTCGTTTAAAGTATCGTTCTTCATCAGGTTCATCTGACGGTAACCGCAGGAACCCACCTTTTCTAAACCGCATCATAGCCTGCGACATCGAGTCAACTAAGTCATCATGCTCGCCTGACGGAAACGACGCCACTTCATCTATTAGTTCTTCCGCCCAATGTGTATTGGGCGCCCAGACCATCCCAGAGGCAAACATATCTGTACACGCATTTAGACGTGCGATTTTGTCATTACCTTTACTAGGTGTAAATTCTTGGACGGGGATCCCCATAGCTCTAAGCTCAAACACTAGAGGAGCACCCGAGGCTTTAGCCTCAACAATTAGGCTGTCTGGTTCCCAGTCTGTATACATCTCATAAGCCTTCTGCTTAAGCTCTGGAAACTCCATACGCTTCTTAACCGCATCCAACAGGATAATATTAGCCCGCATAACGCCCGTATCGTCTTCTTTATAAAACACACCCCATGTCGTGCACGCAGAGTAGTCAGACCGTTCTGTTTTCAGGAACGCCGTATCCCACGACTGAATAATAAACTCACAAGACGGCGGGTCGTCGTGCTCCCATATCCGCCACCATTCTCTTTTAATAATAGCCGCTGCGTCTGATGTCGGCTGCTGCTGGTACTGTGCCATCCATTTGCCACTTGGCAGGGTGGCTCTCAGGGTCTCAAGCTCTTTAATAGACCAGAACTGTGGCCACAGCGGGTTGCCAGACGGCAAAATAGCTGGAAACTCTATCACTTCCCACTCTTCGTCTGTTCGCTGCGCTGCTGCTTTTAATATCTGCCCTGTTAAGTCTTTCTTAGACCAGCGAGTATTGTGACTAACTATACCATTAGCAATAAAATTTTCAGTACGGTCAACCTCAACATCAAATACTTCTTCTTCACCTGCGTAAGTAATACTAACTATCGGATCGGTCGTGAAGTCTGAGATACGCCGCAGCTCGTTCGAGAATATCTGCTGTCTTTCCATAGCCCACTGCGAGGTTACAGTCGTTACAGAGCAAGCCCCTAATTTTTCCTGTGTCGTGGCAATGGTCAATACACAGCTTTCCATTCCAGTGAGCTCTTGTATTTTTTGTAGTAGGTATTTCCCCACAAGCATCGCACCTATTTCCGCGCTCTTCAACCATCTTACAATAGGTTTCAGTGGTAATCCCGTATCGGTGTTTAATTCGTCTTGCTCTATTCTGCTCTGCTGTTGGTTTTGCTGGTGGATATTCTTTTGTATAGCATGAGCCACATAGCCCCTTAGATTTTGCGGGTTTTCCACACGCGCAGTTCTCACCTTTCCATTTCCCGTGATGTCCAATTGGGTGGTAGGGTGCTTCAGGGTTTTTCTTGTGATAGTGGTTTCTAGCTTGGCATGGGTGACATAATCCGGGTTTGGTTTGTGATCTTGCTGGTCTTGTGCACCCTTCATTGCTACAAGTAACATACCCGGTTTTAGGGTTCTCAATCTTGTCCACTCTAATACTCCTTCGTTAAGTACAAGAAACGGATGTCTCTCGTTTGCGCGAAGGATTATACCAGATTGTGTTTGTACCGTATATATGGAATCAACGCCACTTGACCGCCAATTATTGACCCTACTTACACCTAGGCGACCTTTATCAAATGTAGCTACTCTATCTCCAACACGTATGTCTTTTAATTGGGTAGTTGCTCCATTAGCCATTAAAACATCGGTATCTCCAGTCATACACATCACGATGACGATCGCCCCGCCCGGCTGCAGACGCTGACGAGGACCTGACGTATACCATTCATAGGTCTTATCATAAATCTCAGGATTAGACTCAGCTAGCGTCGCCTCCTGCTCAGAGTGAGCATCGTCAATAATAAATAAGTCTGCACCCCGTCCAGTCACCGCACCGCCCACACCGATCGAAAAATACACACCATTATGGTTAGTGTTCCATCGCCCAGCAGCCTTGGAGTCTGCGCGGAGTCCTACGTCGGGGAAAATGTCCCTATACCGGTCCGAGTCCACTAAGTTACGCACTTTACGACCAAAACCTACCGCAAGCTCTGTGGTATGGGCAGTCTGAATAATTTGTTTGTCGGGGTATTGACCTAGGAACCAAGCCGGCAGTAAGTACGAGGCAAATTCAGATTTGGTATGCCGAGGAGGCATGTTGACAATAAGACGCTTTAATTCCCCTCGAGCCACTCGCTCAAACGCATTCGCCATAATCTGGTGGTGTTTACCGTGGATAAAACTAGGCCATACGTAGTTCACAAAGGACATGAAGTCGTTCTTCACGTTTTGCTGGGTTTTAAGCTTTCTTGCTTCGGCAATTAACTGCCCTATCTTTTGTTGTGCAGCAGGTGGTAATTTATCTAGGTTCTCTTGGGCGAGCTGTAAAATATCAGTATCCATTACTCGTCTTCGCTCACTATACCCAGCTCAGCATCGTAGTCCAGCTCTTCTAATGATATAGGCTTAGCTTTATCGACGCGCTCAGCATCCCCCATATAAATAGCAAGAGTCTTCTTAAGCTCTGATTCGATGTCCGATAAGCTGCGATGCGTGACATTCACCTCTACTTTATCTGAAAACAACCCTACGCTTGATATACGTCCTAGCATCTCTAAGGCTTTTAACCTGTGCTTGGGGTCTGGCAGTGTGCTGTCTTCAATAAGTTTATTGGTTACATAATTGCGTAGTCTACGCGATACATCGATGACCTCTTGGTCCCATTCAGACAATATGCTTTCTAAGTTTATTATGGTACCCGGGGTCAATTCACGCACTGGAGGCATTCTACTTTCTGCAAAGATCTTATGTGATGCATGCTTATCTTCGTCTGTTACGGTCGCTTGGCCACCGTTTTTTAGCAGCTCTTGCATAGTGTTGAAGTAAGCATTGGCCTTCTGCCTAAATTCAGAAAGTTCTTGTGGGGTAGTGTCGAATGGAAGGGGTATCCCAACTTCCGGTGTTATTACAATAGGCATAGTCCGTAGCGGTTTGTGGCTGCAGTTGTCAAGGAGTATAGCAGTTTTTATAAATTTTGAAAATATTATACCCGGTATGCGTGATTTAGAAAGGTGACGGGGGGTGTTCTATATATTTATTGTAATTAGAATAGTTATAAAAGCGAAGGGGGTAGGGGGGTCGAGTTTGAGATGAAGGTTTTGACTGTACACATTAG